GCGCCTCCTGGCTAAAACTGGCCGCTTGAGGCAAACTTGGAACGTCTATTAAAGCAGCTGAAACACTAATGGCGCCAGCTGTCCACGCAGCTGCGGCAAAGCCACCACCGGGTATAAAAAACGCAGCTGCAATGGCAATAATTGCTTCCGGGCTTGTTAGTGCCTTAAAAATCTTTTTTATGGTTTTGCCCATTATTCAATCCGCCAGCTTACTAATTCCATGTCTTCATTTTCAAGACAATTAAAAAGGTCTAAAGCCTCAATTTTTCCGCTTTCACCGAAGCAAATAACTTGCCGGCCTAGAACAACACCCAGAGATGGTATCATATTTTGATTTTGTATTATACCCACGACATCACCACGCTGCGCAAATCTTACATCAATTCTTTTTCCAAAGTTTTTATCACACCAGTCAAATGCGTCGTTGGCAGTTTTTCGCAATGCCTTCCATGCGCTAATTTCGCTGTTATAAGTTCCGCGCCATTGTTTTACCGGGTCGCGGCCAGTCATTGCTTCAATTACATCTGAAACCAAACAAAAGCAGTCTGACACTCCCCATTTAAATTCTGCTGTTTTTGAGCGTTTGATTGCTTTATCCATTTGAATATCCCAATCATTAACCCGCATTTGAAGTGTTACCACCTGCGTTTTCACCTCGACCCCAAGAAACTGTCAATTCTTGAACCGATGGCACAAAATCAAACCCAGTGTCATTCGGGTAATCAATTTTTTGGTCTTGCGGTGTATACCTTCGAACACCAGAACGCTCCAAGTCAATTAACTGAGCTTCTGCGCTTAACGATATACTTGACGTCTGACCGCCATCCGACAATGACATGACATCCATTCGACCTTCAAAAACCATGTATGGGTCGGCAACAACTGCGCCAGAACTATCTAAAACGCCAAAATAAACTTGCGCTGCATTCCCCTGGTAATCCTCGTTGAGTGACAAAGAAACAAATTCAGACGATATTCCGCTTAATGATAAGTCAACCCCGGACGCTTTTAACTCTGTTGTTTCAGAACCAATACTAACCCCCAAAAAGTTTCCCATTCCTAAATATGTTTTGCCGCCAAATGTTATTTCACCATAGCCCGTCCACATATTCACCTCGTCGCTGAATGCTAAATGAACCGCTATAAATGGCGACAACACATTTGCATCAACCTCATTAGTAAACGCTGTCGTTATATTTCTAGCCATTAATTTACAACCTCCACCGCCCCAAATGTTATGCCATATTTCGTGAATTCAGTGATTGTGAAAGCTGTTTCATTGCTTGACAATCTAAATGCGCCTTTTGCATTTGAAACAATTACTGTGCTTCCGTCTTGTGGCGAGTTTCGTAAATTTGGCCAGATGTCCAAAGTTGCTTGACCGCTTGCGTTGCTGTCAACGTCGTTCAAAACTTTATAAAGTTGCAAAGCTGTCCCAGACCCAAGCTGAATATAATCGCCAGCCTTTAAGTAACCTGTTGCGCTTGTTGGCAATCCATCAATGGATAATTCACCACCAGTTTGCCCAGAACCATTAACAACCGGAGTTCCAGGTGTTGAGGCCGCGCTTCCTCTCGGTGTTGCGCCATTTGGGTCGCCCAAAAGAAACGTGCCATATTGGCCATTTAATTTTAATAAAAATGAAATCCATTCTTCGGCATCAGCTCGAGACATTGGTGGCAACCTGACATCTGCCTCCCAACGTTGGCCTTGATGTTTATAAACTTGCTGTTTGTAAGTGAATGGGCTTTCACTAACACCGACTGTTGACTGGGCATATAGTGTTATTGAGTGAATGCCTTTAGACGTTGGCAGGTTTAGCGGGAAAGTTATTGCCATGATTTTTCTACCTTAATGCCTTACTAAATGAACCGCCCCGGCGTTTAGCATCCACAACGGCCATTTTAGCGGCATCTTGAATTTGTGGCAGCATACTGGCAATTTCTGCTCGAACCGTCTGTGAGACGCCTGTGGAGACGTTTATGGTCTGGTTTATGGTTACACCATCGCCGCTTTGTCCGCCAAGCGCATGGTTTGGAACGATGCCGCCTTGAGCTGATGGAATAAATAACTCCGGGCCACGTTCTCCAACAAGAGTAGCCCGGCCCCTTTGAACAGAACCACCAATAGCTTTTTGGGGTATTGGTGCGCCACCAGATGAGCCACCGCCGCCAAATCCAGAAAACAAGCCTGAAAGCGCCCCAGTGATTTGTTTTTGTATAGCTATTTTGATTAAATCGCGAACAATAGACGCAGCCATTGACTTAAATGCTTCTTTAGCGCTTTTGGCGCCCATAATCACATCAGTCAAACCATCTTCAAGACCTTTGACGCCGTTAAGCGCCGCGCTTTGCAAATTGCCCTCAACGTCTTGTGCGCTGGCTGCGTAATTTTTTAATGCTTTTTGACCTTCTGTCAAAGCTGTATTAGTTGCGCCGGTGTTGCCAATAATGTTCTTCATTTGCTCATCTAGCTGCGCAATACTTGCGGCTGCACCGCCAGTTTCCAGGCCGGCTGCAATAGCCATGCTCCGTGAACTTTCAGCCAACTCAGCCATGTCAAAAATTAATTCACCCAAATCAATGGATTGCAAACCGGCGCCAAATACATTTAAAAACCCTGTGATACCATCACTAGCTTTTTGCAATGACATTAAAACAGACATAATGCTTTCGGCCATCGAGGCTGACAATTGAAAGGCAAATTGTTTTATGCCACCTTCGCCTGTTTTCATTTTTGCGGTCAAAGATGATATTGCTTCACCCAATACTGCGCCGATAGATGTGGCAAGCTCTGGAGCGCTTCTTAATAAATCTGAAAAACCTTTTGATAAATCGCTGACCGCTTGATTTAAACCGCCCTTGCCAATTTGAACTTGAAAGCCATCAACCGCGTCGCCAAGATTAGAAAATGCGCCTCGCAATGTGTTTGCTTGTTCTGCGGTTGCACCGGCAAATTTTGTTTTACCAAGATTTTGCAAATAAGTCTGAATGCTTGCGGCATCTTTTCTGATTGATGTTTCTACGCCATTGAACGTGAATGTTACCTTGTCACCTTCAGACCGGGCTTTTATGCCAAATTCTTTCAGCCGTTCAAATTCGCCAACAGCCGCATCGGCTGCCGCTTCAATAAACTGCTCTAAAGATTTGCCGGTTCCGCTTGCAATGTTGCCAAAATCTTCAAGCGCTGAGACTGTAGGGTTTAGACCTAAAGCAATCATTTTGTTAAAGCTGGTCACAACTTCATCAACACTAAATGGCGTTTGTGCTGCAAACTCTTGCAATACTTTAAACGCTTGGGACGCCTTGGCGGTTGTACCCAGGAAAGTTTTTAACGTCGCTTCCAATGATTGAAATTTTGCGTTTGTCTCAACGGTCGATTTAAGTAAAAGACCAAAACCACCAACCCCAGCCAAGCCAATAATGCCGGTTTTTACGTTTAACATAGTTTTTCGGACGGTGTTTAGCCGTCTGGTTAAAGCATTAAAAATGCCTTTTGTTTTATCAAAAGCCTGAATGATAAAATTAAGTTTTTCGTTCACGGCCATTAATAATCTCCAAGTAAGCAACCCATTCAATTAGTTCATTGTAGGGCATTTGCTCAATTTCGGCGACTGTTTTATTTAAGCGGTCTGCAATTCCAAACATTATGAAACGCTCGCCGCCAATTAGTTTTTTTCAGCATCCTCAACCGAAGCAATTTCGCCCATCAATTGATTTGATACACTTGTAACAATTGAGACCGGCTGTCGCATTAAAATTTGCTTGTCTTCAATGTCAAAGCATTTTTCGCCAGCTGCATCACAAGCTTTCAAAATAATTAAATCAACAAGAGCCTCAATCGTCATGTTGTTTAAAAAATCTGGATGCTTTCTTTGTATGCGGTTAAATTCACCGCAAAGCAGCGGTGTTGAGTATAATACCAAAGCAACCCCATCCTGACCCCATTCGGGCACTTCTGCCTTCAACATGAGTTCAGGTTGGTTCGCTTTGATTTGTTGTCCTAGTTTCGACATAGTGCCACCCCTCGTCGTTATAGATTTAAACTGTCGTGATTGTTAATGCGCCAGTACCTTGGAAAGTAATTGAACGCTCAACCTGACCGTCATAACTTGCGCCAACGGTTATGCCGGTCACAATAATTGCCCCGCCATAATAAGTGTCGCCAGCTTCGTCGCCTTCAGGATAAACGTTGATTGTTGCGGATGAACCAATTGCCAAAGCAACCTGACCGTTTGCATCAGTCTCATCCCAAAAACATTCCATGCTGCCGGAAAAAGTTCTTAAGCCTGGGTCATACGTTCGAAATGTGTCGCCCATGCTTGTGCTTTCAATTACTTCAGCAGCTTCTTCAATGCTATAGCTGCGAATTTCTGCGATAGCTGCGGTTCCGACCTTTACGATGCCAGAACTTCCTGTGTGTGTAGCCATGATTTTAGTCCTCTTTGGTTAAAGTTTGGGCCGGTTTAGTTTCTGATTTTTTAGTCTTTGATTGACTTTTGGGCGCATCTTCCGACCAACCCAAACTCTTTAATCTCACGGCGCTATCTGCATAGCAGTTAATAATATCGCCTTGCGGATTATATAACGTAACTCTTTTCATTGCACTACCTTTATTTCGGGGTTTCAATGTCATTTTCAAGCGTAACATAAACGACTTGAACTGTGAACCTAGCAATTCCAACAGACTGTTCGCCGTCTGGGCTGTAATCAATTTCAACGCCGGTGATTAATGTATCTTTAGCGTTTCCGCCTCGCGTTAAGTCTGTCGCCAACGCTTCTTCAACTTCAACCGCAATGGTGTCTATTGAATTATCAAGTAATGATGTACCTTTTACATAAGCCTCAACTGCAATTTCAAGTGTGCGATATTGTGTGCGCGGTGGCGTCATGCTTGAGTAATCTGTAACTTCTGTCTTGGTATATATGCACAACGCCGGCATATTACCTTCTTCAATTGGAAATAACCGGGTCTGAAATACGTTTGAGCCGGTCGTTGTTAAGCCGGTTAATACGGTTTTAATATTGTCTCGAATTAATTTGCGAACGTGTGCCATTCTAGCTTTCTTCCAAGACTAAAGTAGTTGTGCCAGTGCCATCACGCTTGGCAATGCGGATAATATAAGAAACAGAATTATAAGATAATCCGTCTCCGTTAGCAGCGCTCGGAACATCTGAAGTTTTGCAAAGAAATTGCGGTTGCTGCACTGCAACTGTAACCATGCCACCTGCATCAGCTTCGAAAAACTCATCGTCAAAAATCCCATTGATGATACTAGATGACCCGCCCACTGGCGTATAAGTTGCCGGTTCAGCAAAATCATTAGAACTAAAAAAAATTGCCCGGTCTGCTGCTGTTTCTACTGTCATTATTTTTTAAACTTGCTGGTTGTTCGCTTGACCAATGATGGCGCGTCTTCGGTATTTAAACCAACTGAACGGTCAACTTTTGGAGCTTCGTAACCTTTAACTTTACGCATTGCGATAAGTTGCAAAGCGTCTCTCTGAGAAACCTCGACCACATCGCCTTTTTGATAGGCAACGCCCTTAATTCCAACGCCTGAAATTACTTCAACTTTTACGTTTTGTTCGGCCATTGTTTTCTCCTTAATTAAAATAAATGAGGGGCAGGAATATCCCACCCCTCACCAAAATTAGGCATCGATGTCAGTAATGGCAGCAAACGACTGAGCGTTTCTAATGCCCAAGTCCATTTCTTGCATTACCCGGACACGAACCGCGCCTGTTGCGCTGTTTGTGTATGGGTCAACAAGAACATCTGCACTCGAGAACATACCAATGATTAACTGGCTGAAATCGCCCATAATCAAAGCCGACAAGTCACTCCCAGAACCTTTAGTTAGATTTGATGGAACGTTGTTGGTCACGGCCATGTTGTAACCGTATAGGCTCGACCACGGGTCATTCAAGATTTGGACGCTGTCTGTTGAGCTGACTTTGGCAGTCTGAGCCAAGTGAGATTTCACTTTGCTGTTTGTTAGATATGCCATTGAGCCAGCGTTTAGAGCAGCATTGTCAGCTTCAACTTCTTTGACCAAGTCAACAACAGACGCCCATGTGGCTGCGCCACCGTTGGTTCCGATTGCAACTGAGCCAATGCCGGTTGTTTCAAGAATACCCGTTGGCTCATTAGTTGCGCCGCCTTTGATTGCAACTTGCTCGATTTTCTGAGCAATGGCATTCAATAGGTCATCACGAATGATAGCCTCAACAGATGGGTCTGACTGTATCATTAGCAATCGAGACATATCTGTAAACGCGCCAAGCGATTTCGGGGAAAGTGTCAATTGACCAAAAGTCTGGTTCTGTTCGGCAACTGCGTTGTTTTCCGCGACAAAAGCAGCTGTTGCTGCGGCTGTCATTTTTGGAATAGCAACGTCACCTTTAAGGCCAGACAAGAAACGAGTACCAAGGTCAGAGAACACTAAACGTGCGCGAAGTGCTTCAATGAACTGGTCGCCACGGTGGTCTGTACCAACAAGAAAACCGCCGTCGGCGCCTGTGCCGGCGATTAGGTCACGACGTCCACCCCAAAAAGTGTCTGGAGCATAAAACCCGCGTGCTTCTTTGCCAGAACGTCTAGCAATCTCGTCGGAAACTTCAAGTTCTAAACCGTTTAAGCCAGAACCATTCACCAAACCGCGAACAGCTTTCATAAAGCTATAGTTGCGAACTTCTTTTTTACTCATGTCAACTGCGCCAGCGTTTTGCTCAAGAGCAACACCAACTGGCAAGGCATCCAAAAGAACGCTGCGGAACTGGTCAATGTTCATGCCGGAAGCAATCGCTTGGTCAGCTAAGTCGCGTTTGTTGTGTTTTACTGCAAGAGCTGTAATCTCTTGAGCGTTTTTTTGAAATTCACGTTTTGCGGCTTCTGCGGCTTCTACGCGGATTTCGTCTTTAGTTACTTCAGTCATTTCAATATCCTTTTTGACGTTAGTAGTTTCAACAAAATTAGCACTGCGGTTCACGCCAACGCCGGCGTCAGCCGGAACCGATACAATGCTGGCCTCATATGGCTGCCACGAATTAACCAAAACCGTCCCGTTTCCGTCATTCTTTGCGTCCATGTTGCGGACAATATAACCGATGCTGACATTGCTTCGAATACCATCCTTGACGTCGTCATAAACTTCTCTAGCAAGTGCGCTTTTTCCAAAACGCACAACAGCTCGCAACTTGCGGTCTGCTTTATCAAGATAAGCTGTTTCAACAACACCAATCTGTTTGGTCATGTCATGGTCGAGCAAAAGCGGTGTGCTTCCACTAGCCATCCGTGACAAATCCATTGCTTTTTCGCTATGCTCTAAAACTTCCATGCCAAATGAACGCTCAACCGGCGTTTCACTTGACAAGCTCATCCGAACTCTACGGCTATTATCATCAGAACCTTCAACAACTGCGGCTCGATAGTTTAAAGTTGACCGGTCAAATCGGTCAACTGGTTCAATAATTTCGTCGGCAGCTTCTTCAGGTGCTTCGTCGTGATGTTTTGCAAAAGTTACTGTGACGACCTCGTCTGTTTCGTCAACAGCAACAATATGACGCTCTTGCGCCTCAATCACTTTTTCATTTTTCGTTTCAATTTCTTCAGTCATAATAACCTCATCGCTTTTGATTATTTTAATCATACGCTCATCATCTTCTTTTTTCAAGCGGTCAACAATAGCGCGTGACCAACTGAAACCACTGTTTCCACCCCACAAAGCCCATGCAACCCTTCCTGCACTTGGATAGCCTTTTTCTCCTTGGTTGAAGCCT